TTAGATTAAATGATCTAACACCGTAGGTAGAGGCCAATGCTTAATTTCATCACCAATTTTAACTTCTGCTCTGATTGAGAATTCATCAACTCCGATAATTTCACCTTCACCGGCCTTGGCTTCAACTTTTCGACCCACCAAAGCTTTTAGTTGGTCCATAAAATGTAACCCACTTAAATTCTTAGTTATTTATTAGCTAAAAATCGCACTGGTATTTCAACTAGAATTATTAAGCTATTTTTAAGCTGATTAAAGGCAATTTTTAAAAGTCAAAAGTTCATTAATGTTTGTTAGAGTACAAAATTATTAGGTCAATTTTGGGTCAAAACACCTCTGCCAAAACGGTAGGGGTATTTTAATCTCTTTAGTTATCCATGATTGTACATTTTAAATTTAGTATCAATAGCTAACAAATAATAGATATTTCCATTTTTCATACCTATTACCCTGCCAAGCTTATTTAATCTAAAAATCCAATAGCCATCATCACATTTCAAGTGTCTCTTAGATTGAATGAATGCTTGATTAACTGATATCTTTACCTGTTTTTCGTCAATTCTTTCAAATCCTTCTTCTCTTCGAAGGTTTAAAACTTCTACTATATCTTTAGAAGATAACTCTGTTATTCTTTCCAGCAGCTTAAGCCTAATACGCTTATCAATAGTCTTGCTACTTTTGTCGAGATTATAGTCAGAATCCCTTGTTAGAAACGAAAAATTAAAAGTCAGATATTCTTTCTGTACTCTCTTTATTTCATGCTTGCCACCTAGTTGATGGCCTTCATACTGATTTTTATTTTTAAGCTTCAACTTCAAAAACCCCGCTATAATAGTTCTTTATAGCTTCATCACTAATGATTTCGCTTTGCTTAGTTTCCTGCCAAGGTTTTTCTTTATGTGTTTGTCTCATTAAATCATACGCTGAACTATAACCATAGATATCGTAAATGCTATTTAAAATATCGGCCGTGTTCGTATCCTGCTCAAGTTCAGAATAATCATCTAAATCTGCATCGGTAATTTCACCTACTATCGCACGTTGACCGCGGTACTTTTCATGAACTCGTTCTACAACAGGGCCGTATTTCCAAGCTACTAAATTCTCATTGAACATTCTTTTCCCAGTGACTACTAAGCTAGCTGCTTGAATATAATACAACAGTTTCATCGCTTTCATTTGGGTTAATTCTTCTACATTTTCATTACGTTTCATATCAGCATTATTTTTTACTCGTAGCCAATTCACTATTTTAAATACATCATACATTTCCTTCACCCCTTATTTTTTCATACCTTAGTCTAATTAATTCTTCTAATGTTTTCAAGTCTTCTTTATCGGCGAACTCGCTAATAAATTTTTTAGCTTGAGAACGATACCCATAAATCTTTTGCTTTTCCTTGTTCGCTGCTTTCCATTTTTCATTTGCCTTCTTTTGTGCTTCTGATACCATTATAAAAACACCTTTCTTAAAATATGAATTATTATAGCTACCACTATACCTAATGCAGCCAGAGCATAATATTTCTTTTTTCTTCCCATCGATTTACCTCCTTTCTATACTATTCATTATATACCTATATAGGTATTAAACCGACGTTTTTTGCAAAAAAAATAAGCCCACCTCCCGCAGGAAGTGAGCCAAGTAATCAAATATTTAATTTTTGTCCCGGATAAATCAGATTGATATTACTAATCCTATTCTTATGAGCCAGGGTATACATATTTACACCATAGCGGCTTGCAATGCTAGATAGCGTGTCGCCATATCTAACTGTATAAGTTCGTTGGGCGTACACATTTCCAGTTACTTTTAACCGTTGTCCAGGATAAATTCTGTTAGGGTTGCTTAGACCATTTAATGCTTGTAATCTTTGCCAAGTTGTTCCATAGCGACTAGCAATCCCACCTAAAGTGTCGCCAGATTTTACTACATAGTAAATAGTACCTGTAACGCTTGGATTACTATTGGCTACACTAATAATTTCTACATCGCTAGCATTAATCCATGACATAATGCCACCTAACAATAGTTTACTACCTGATACCTCTTGCACCTTGTAAGTATTACTTTGTACCCAACTTGGCATACCAACACCGTTGGCCCAGTGTTTTACACCAAACTTAACACGAACAGTGTTGCCAACTTGAATAGCACTCTTAGAAGTGTTATCAGCTTTTTGGCCTTGCTCAATCGCTTTTGTTTCACTTCTAGGATGTTCAACGTTGCCGTTCTTATACCCATTTAGAGTAATACCTAGTAAGTCAACATTGTAGTCATACCCACCAGCAATCGCAGTAGACGTGAATTGCCACATATTAATACCATCCATGGATGGGAAGTAGTTATAATCGGGTCTAGTCATTACAGAATAGTCACGATACGCTGCTACCCATAGACAATTAGGAAATTCAGCCGTAATACGTTGCCGATTTAAGTGAGATAAGATATAAGGCTTATATGAGTAAAGTACTGGAGTATAACCAGCCTCTTTTACTCTACGTAGCCCATACAACACATTATCTGTGTTAGCTTCCCTATCAGCACTAGCACCACTTTCATAGTCTAAAGCAACGATACTTTGCTTTGGTGTTTGTACTTTGGACAGGTAATAATCAAGCATTTGTTTTGTTTGAGCTTGGTTAGAACCCGTTTCCATATAGATATATGTGTGCATCCGTAAGCCCATTGCAATCCCACTTGCTACTTGTGATTGATAGGTCGTTTGTGGAATAAATGTTCCATTATAGTAACCTCCAATTTGAGAAATAGCAAAGCTATCTTCAGGCGTTACTTTTTTAAGAGTGTTGCCTTGATACCTAGAACCATCAACCCCATAATATCTAGCAGCATTCACTGTTACTGGCATTAAAAAAAGCCCAACCAGAATGGTTAGACTTAAGAGCCACTTTCTATTTAATTTAGTCATGTTTACCACCTTTTCCTTGGTGCTGAGACGCGAGTTTTAAAGCCTCGTTCGCAGTCTTGTCAATAGACTTGACTGTTTCCGTGTCAACAGTTACGCCATCGACTAGACCTAGGATACCGCCGATGGTCAGCAAAGTATTAACCAAGTCCATGATTTGACCAACATCACCTGTAAACTTAAGATTGAAAATCGCGCACAGCTGCTGAACTAGAACAATTAACAGCAACACCAAAGAAGTAACCGTCTTACGATTCAGCTTGCCATCTTTATCAAGAAATACTTTTTTCATTTTCTCTCCTCCAATCGTTTTATTTTTTCATCATGAAGCAATATTGTCTTGTCATGTTCTTCCACCTCATCTTCTAACTTTTTTAAACTCTTGCGCTGTTCTTCAAAGTTATTATTTAGCTGTTTTATCGTACTAGTTAATTCTTTAAATTGCTGTTGCAATGGATAAGTTCCGATAGTAATCGCATTGTTCAGCGCTTTAGCGCCATGCCGAATCAACCAATAAACTGAACTAAAAAGGACGGAAATAACCGCCATAATCGACGCTATCTCCGCCCAGGAATATCCTAGTAATGTGTGCATATGCATTCACTTCCTTAAATTTAAACTACCTCCCACCCACCACTAACAACTAAGCTGTTAAAGAGCTATCTTCTGGAAACATTTTATTGTAATCGTCCTGACTGAATTGTTTAACTTCTAGTAACAACTTAACATCATCCTTAGTAAAAAGCCCCATTTTATAAAAACTATTAACAAAACTATAAGTGTACATCTATTTTTCCTCCTTATTTACTGCATTTTGCAAAACCAATGTTTTAACTGCCCCTTGTAGGTCTTGCACCTGTTTAGTTAAACTGGCAATCATCATCACTTGCTGTGCCTGTAACTGCTCGGCCTCGGTTGGGATTAAGTCTTCTGATACCCCTTTAGGGCGCTGTGGCTGTGCAAATTCTTTTTCAAATTCCTCTTCAGTCATCGGTATCCATTTTGTACCGTCCCATGTCGGTGCATACATGCCACTACCGTCAGTGTTAACCGGTGGCACTGTAGTTGCATTTACCGGAACTGGCACATCATCAGCAATCACATCGGTATAAGCGAAACGCTTAGCATCATCGAAACAATAGATTAACATCTAAGATCCACACCCTTTCTAATTATATAAAATTCCACAGACTTCAAGCATTGCACCTTTGTTATTCCATTCGGCGCCACGCGTATTTATGCTAAGCGTAGCCGTATCAAGATGGAAATCATTAGTAAAGTGTACATTTTCATCATCAACTCGACTAACGCTCCCAAGTAACGTAAACTTAGAATATCCGTTAAAATAGGATTTAGGCACCGCAACTACTTCACGATGAGTCCACGGGTTCATCGTCACTCCGATAAAGGTAGTGATTTGCATAATTGCAAAATCATTAAATTTAAAAATAGTACATTTACATGCGTTAGGATCCATAGATATAGTCCCATTAATTTTAGTAAATTGCTCTTTTGGAATGGTTACCACATTGCCATTCATGCGCTCGAGCTCTGCTTTTACCTTATCGAAATTTCCTTTAATTTTCTCTGGTCCATTCTGCATACCAGAGAAAATTGGATCAAAATTTACCGTCATTTTATGACCACTCCTATCTAAAATAAATAGCCCTGTAACCATTAAAGGCTGCAAAGCTACCATCTTGTAATCTATTCATTTGTGTATTGTCTACGATATATTGTGTGTCTTCGAAAGCAGGTGTCCAAGGGGTAGCTACCGACCCCTTCTCTAGCTTTTCCCTTCTCCATTTTATTGTTACAGTACTTGGTATAGGACTATTAACCGATGCATGTGGGTGTATTCTAACATCTGTTAATGGCTTATCTATTGTAAAAGTTGTTGTTACATATCCTTTACTCCCAGCATTAACAAATGTTTGTGTATAAGATTTAACAATTTGGTCTAAAAATTTCTTTTCAGAATCTACATAAACTTCAGTGTGTACTCCTCTTTGTGTATTTCCAGTGTTGTCAATTTCTGCTCTAAATGTGTATGTTCCAGCGTCTAAATTAATTGGTCCAGCGTCTACCGTATTATTTGCCCAACCTGTACCAGTCCAAGTTTTCCATTCGTTACTTGCTTTTCTTAATAGGTTCGTTCCACCGACACTAACAGTTGAGCTACTTTCCAACGGTTCTAGCAATTCAACCGTGCTTCTGCCATTATCCACGCTAATAACCTTAGCTTGAATATTGCGTTTGTTTCCACCGCCAAACATACCCTTTGGTTCAGTTCCAATTGGCACCAGCCCTAAACTATATTCTTGATAATTAAGTGTAATTGTTGAATTGACTGTTAAACTAGTTGGGATAATTAACCTAATTCCCCTAGTTTTAACATTGATAGTCGCTTTTGAACTTTCACGATTTCCATTATAATTAGTTACCCCTAATTGATAACTTGTGGCAGGTAACAGTCCGTTAATTCCAGTTGACTTAGTATTTACATCTCCAAGTAACTGCGTTCCGTTGTATACACGATAAGTCATTCATATCACGTCCAACTTAAAGTAACTGAATTTGGAGTTACATTACTTGAAGTCAAATTGCTTACATTAACTAAGGCTTCATAAACATTTAACGTAAGCATATTAGAGGTTTTCCCTGCTAAACTAGCAGTAATTGTAGTAGTACCTACTCCCACCGCGCGGACATTTCCGCTATTATCTACCGTTGCTACCTTAGTATTAGTACTTGCTAAAGTTGGGGTTCCGCTAGTCTGGTTAGGTGGCGTTACTGTCACCGTAATTTTAGCCGTACCACCAACCTCTAAGCTAGTTTTGTCAATTGCTAAGGTGATAGTTGCAACTGGAATTTCTGCTGTTGTTACCGTGATAATATTAGACTTAGCGCTTTCTCGCAAACCATTGTAGGCTGAAACAGCGTAGCGATAAATTGTCTTAGGCTGTAACCCTGTATCCGTATAGGTCTTTGCATCCGTCACTTCTGCAATTTTGGTTAATTCACCAGAAGAGCCTATCCCTCTGTAAATATAAAATTTCATTTTAAAATCACTCCCAAATTAATCTCTCTGTTGTGTCATTTACATAAACAGCTCTTAAATCGCTTGGAGCTGTTGGGTAATTAAAATAGCCTGTAGTATGTGATAAATAACTGCTGCCTTTACCGTCTCCAGTTTTAGCAGCACCATCATCAATATTACCCAGACTAATCTTAATTGTTTTATTGCCACTTCCTAAATACCAATCTCCATACTTGTAATATGGTTTAGCATCCATATAGAAATTACGTGGTATACGAACAACGATTGAATTATTATCCGTATATTCTGCCTCACAAGGAACTAACTTAGTTAGAGTCTCATCAAATGAACCAGAACCAAGTCCACCTGTTTCAGTACCAAGTGCGTTTTCGTAATAGAATACAGTTGGTTTAGGATAGTCCTTTTGATTGTGTACAATCTTAATTGAATATCCGTACATAATATCCTCTAAGCTATCCGCTGAAATCATACTTAGATTGCGTTCTGCCACATAACCAGATTGTAAAGCAATCACATTAACTTCATCTGGCGTTTCGTCATGCTTTTTAGCTCGGACTTGCCACATATTACCATGACCGTCATCTTTACTATCCCAACCACTTGTAATCACTAAATCTCCATCTTGTAGTTCAAGACATTTCTTCATGATTGCAACTGTATCGAATTGAAACGGTCTATCGTGGAATTGTGCTTGACGTAAGGTCTCTTGAATATGTTGAGCCATTTCTTGAAGTCTAGTGTAGTTTACTTTAAGCCCTGTTTCAGCATTGAAGATCGCATCATAAGCTTCTTCAATTGTTTTCTTATAGTCATCATAGACTGCTTGAAATTTAGCTTTCGCATCTGTAGACAAGGAATTGAATAATTTTTCAGCTTCTTGTTCTTTATCAGTCAACTTTTCAACTAATTTCTTAAATTCAGCTATAACAACATTTTCAGATTGTCCTACTGCTGCATAGAAACGATCATCTAAAACTTTTAAAACCATATCAACCGTTGATACGGTATTACCTTCTGCATCAATGAACTTGAAATAAGCTTGTTCCCATACACCTTCATAATTAAAGGTGTTTTCATCAAAGTAAACTGTACAACGTCCTTGTTCTAAATTGTCCGTCTTTTGGTCTGCTCTAAAATCTAAGTAGTGCCTATGTGCTTGTTGTTTTGGATCCACACCACCAAATAATAACTTCATTCCACGTAAGTCAACTGGATAACTGTTTGACGTCACAAATAACTTAATGTAGTCCTGTGTATCTCCAACACGTCCTTTAAACTTATTTGTAATATCCAGTACTTCATTTTGATATCTCAATAAGTCAAAATTAATATATTGGTTATTCGCTACTGCCATTAATTCTCACCACCTTTCAAATATTGTTCACTAACATTGTCATGTTTAAACTTTACTAGTTTATCTAAAATAATTTGAAGTTGTTGATAATATTTATTGAAATTATCCTTATCTAACTCAAGTTTATCATCTAAATAAGCTTCATAAGATACTGTGACTACATTACCGAAATTATCATACTCTTGGTAATCAGACTCATTTAATAGGCTTGATAATTTATTCAAGATAATATTGATTAACCTTGTATTCTCGCAAATTTGGTTATACAAAAGTCTTGAAAAACTTGCATCTAGTTTCTGAATGATCAAAGCTAATCTGAAATCATTATCCAGATACAAGTCATCATCCAACCAACTTAAATGACTATTAATCTTATCTTGAAAGTCTGTCATGTTTTTTTGGTATACACTTAAAAACTCATGTATATCGCCATTCCAACTAAGCACTAAATATCAACTCCTTAAACTTCTCGCTTGGTTCTGCACTCATATCTACATTTCCAGATATACCTTTAACGCTACCTTTACTTGTAAATTGATGTAAATCATATGGATGTGTAGGTTTTAAACTATTAGCCAATGTTCCGTCATTTTGTCCGTAACTTGGTATCCAAATTGCGCCAGGACGTGCTACATTCAGATTGAATTTATCGTACAAATGATTAGCAATATACAGAACTATCTTGTTATCTGGCACACCTAAAGCATTGAGTTGTGACATATAAGCCTCAACCCCTGCTCGCATTTGACTAGCCGCTCCCCCCATTTCAACACTCTCAATATCAAGTGCATAAAAAACAGGCTGCTGCTTGCCTGCAACAACCCTTTGAGTGCGGTTATAAAAATCTCTTGCTTCTTGTTGGGCATCGGCTGTTGATGCACCACGAAAATAGGCGTAAACTGCATACTTTCCACCGGCTGAAATACACTTCTGAATATTTTCCATGTATTTCAAATCTTGGTGAGTCGAACCATCTTGAACCCGAATAATACTCAAAGTGACATCATCAGCTATTACCTTATTCCAGTCAATCGCACCTTGCCACTCTGAGACATCAATAATCTTGCCAATGTGTTGTGGTTTAGGTGTATCTGGATTTGTCTTATCATCAAATAACACGCTCTCAATTACTGTAATTCTACTATCTAATTTCTGCAAAGCCTTTGTTAATTTGTCTATCCATTCCCAAATATTCATATCCTACCCTCCAACAAAATCATTAAGCCATGTTTTTAGTTGTTGATTTCCACCAAACTCATTAAAACTATTAGAGTTATTAATTGCTTCATTCGTGGAACTCTTTAATTCAGATATAGCCTTACTAAACTGTCTTTGTCTTGAATTTTGATAATCGAGGATATTTTGAACATTAGAATTTAGCGTGATTGATGTTGGATTATCAACTGGATATGAATATGGATACCAGGTAAATCCAGTTAAAGTGAAATTAGTTGATACATCCTGTGATTTAATCATGACATGAACTACATCTCCAGCTATTGGTCTAACGCCAGTAGTAGTTGTTACATCTATAGACAATGACGGATTAGGTTGCAATTTAGTCTTAACATACTCAATCATTGCGTTCTTGTCCTTAAATCTACCATCTTCAATTGGCTCTGCTGGATGCTCACCGTACTTCTTGATAGATTCTTCATCACGATAAATGAACGGTGCAAAGTAATAGTATTCTTGAGTGTTTGAATTTGAACTTGTTTCTGTAGTGGTTTCTGTAGTGGTTTCCGTTGTAGTCTCAACAGAATATTTACCACCAATGCAATAAGCCATATTAGTAAGTGATGTTGAATCAGTACTAAATTTAATCTCACTTGCATTATTCAAGTAATCTATTCTATTACCACGATTTAGGTTAAACTTATCTGTTGAATATACCCTAATTTTCCGATTATCTGGATATATAATTGCATTATCCCAAGTATCAGAAATCTTAGATAACATATCAGCACCAGTTCCGTCCTGTAATTCTTCTAATTCTTTCTTTTCAAAGCTACCAATCACTTCATAGGTAAAACCAAGTTTGTTATCTTTTAACCAATGATCTAGCACATCTTGAATTGAATAAATTACTTGATTTTGATTATCTTGTTGAGTTTCATCAGTAGTTTTAGTTGTTACTTTAGTTGTGGTATTACCTTCTGTTTTCTCGCTAGTATCAGTTTTAGCATTATCGCCATCATCAGATTTAGCAGAATCAGTATCATCTTTTAAAACTTTAACGTCTGTTTGTTTATCCTTATCTTCTGGATCAACATATTCCTTATACTTCCTGATTTTTTGTACTTCAAAATAAACATGAGTGGCTGTTACTTGAATACTATCTAATCCACTGGATGAATCATCTGCTACTTGTTTAATGATATATTCTTGATTGTCCAAAAAAATAGAAGCTTCACTTTCCAACATTTGATAAGCTAAACTTCCGTCATTGTATGCAGTTAGTTGTAAACTCCAAGTCTGATTTACTCCCCACTGGATTTGTACAGACTTAGGGTCAAATAAATTCAAGGGTTCTTTTTCAGCACGATTAACTCCTTGAACTAAAATTTTACCTTGAAACATTAGATATAAATAAATGGAAAACTGAACGTGATATCATTGCTATTCGTGCCACTAACAACAATATCATTCCATCCAGTATTTAAAACGATATGACCGTAATCTGTATTAACTGTTGCTGGATTACCATTAACAGTTGTTACAATTCCGTCTAGTAGAACAGTTTCATTCCCATTAGATGATTTATTATAACTCCAACTAGTTCCATTAGTTGTATTAGTGATTTTTAGAGAACTACCACTAAACTTACTAATGATTTTTAAATCATGTTTACCAAGATAAGGGTCAATTGCTATATCACTAGGGTTGTAAACTCTAAAGGATTTATTAGTAAAATGATATTCTGGATAAATATCATCTAACAAATACATACCATATTGAACATTAGTTAATTTGTCGCTCCTATCAATCGAATATCGATATCCACTAGGATTGTCAAAATTAACTGAGAAAGTAGAACTATTAGCACCATCTGAAATAGGTTTAATTTCTGGAAAATTAGGATATACATATCTAACAATTGCACTTTCAACGTTAGTTCTTATCCTAATTAATTTTTTAGTTGAAAAAATACGGTTTATTTGATGTTTAGCCAATTTATAATCTTCCCATGATTTAAATTCTAAAAAGAAATTAGCTACTACTTGATATTTGCCAAAGGTTGCATATTGAAATTGGCTACCGTCTGTACCACTAATTTCTAAAAACTGATTAGTAGTAACTGGAATAGAATCATCACCTAAAAAATGCAATCCTTGAACTTTTTCGCAAATATCAAACTCATCTTGATTACCAATTTTTAAATAAAGTTTCTCCAAAAATTATCACCTCACATATTCATATAGTTACTAATAGTTTGGTCTCTGAACATATCTTGATAGAACTTATTTTTATCAAAATTTTGACTAGGTTTCATAACTTTTAAAGCATTAACCTGTTCAGCACCCAAGCCTGCTATTTGTCCCAATAAACTAATAACAGTGTCAAATTTTCTTTCAAAACTTGATAAATCTGTATTATCTTGCTCACCGCCACTTAAAACGACATTTCCAGCTGAAAGACCATATTTATCTCGAACTTGAGTTAAAATTTGCATTGCTCTAGTACGATTTGTTAATGGAATGATCGCTTCCGGTCTGTTGCCTTCTGCAATATGAGCGATTTGTTCTTGAGTAACAAAACCACCGTTAGCGTACCAATGGTGAGCTTGCCAAAATCGTTGAGCGTTCGCAGCGTTCCCATAACGACCCTTAATATATGAGTACATCCACTTCAATTGAGTGATTGGATTAGTTCGCCAATCTTTACCGGCACTAGCCATCTTGTTTCCGGGAAGTGATTGAGGTAAACCATAAGCGCCCGAACTTGGGTTAGTCGCCTTTGGATTCCAACCCGATTCACGAGTGACAATCCAGTTAACCAAGCTAAACCACGATTCAGGAATCCCGGCTTGTTTCATCCAGTGTTTGTGGTCGCCAGTTGGCTTAGGACTTGTAGCATCCGATGAGGCCTCATTCTCACCAATCCACTTCTTGATTTCAGAAACGACACCGTTCTTGATAGCATTCACGATAAATGAACCTATGCCCTTGACTGTATCAATAACGAAACTTGTTTGACCGCCTAGGTTTAGATGACTCTCAAACGCTCCTTGTAGGGCTTTGATTGGATGTGCGATGATATTTTTAGCAAACTTCAAACCGTCAGTTAAATCGTCCCACAACTTGCTTGCACCGGATTTAATCCCGTTCCAAATCTTGCTAAAATCAACTGTACCCTTAGCGTAGTAATGCGTTACTGGATTAGCACCTAACCCTAAACGTTCGGTATCATCACCGTTGATAACGTGAGAACCTTTAGGGAGGATAGTAGTAACGTTCATATCCCTAAACATGCCGATTTGACCGTTCGGATATACAATCGCTTCACGTTTACCACCGTCATTGACCATTGCCAACTGTGTTTCTGGTAAACCACTAGGATAATATCTTGTAGTACCAGTAGCCCACTTGACAGGCGAGATGTGACCAACTTTTTTGGCATTAAATTTACTTAAAATCCAGTTAATCCCGTCAATCCCTGAGTTAACAATTCCGATGATGACGTTAATTACACCACCAACGATGCCTTTAAAGGAGTTCCAGATACCACTAAAAATATCTTTGACCCCTTGCCAAACTAATTTCCAGTTACCAGTGAATGCTCCGGCAAAGACTTCAAAAATACCGCCGATAGCTTTTAAAACACCACCGACAATATTTTCGATGCTACCCCAAACAGCGCTAAATACGTTTCTGATAACATCCAAAGCACCTTTAATCACAGTCCCAAGAACTTTCATGATTACCGTAGCAGTCGTTAGAATTGCCGTAAATTTAACCGCGACAACTCCGGCAATCAGTCCGAAAATATTTCTAAACGCTGCGAGTAAATCAGGTCCATATTTACCAAACCATGAGAATAAACTTTTTAGTAATTTCAAAAAACTACTTCCGATTGAACCGAAAACAGTCCCTAAAGTTTTTCCAATTGCTCCAAACACGCTACTGATTGTGTTTCCTAAGCTCTTAAAATCAGCCTTCAAGATTTTAATCGTTGTGGTGATAAAAGTCACCAGAGGTTTAGGAAACACATCCGCTAACAGATTAGAACCTTGTTTGTTTTGACCTTTAATCACCGCAAACATGCCTTGGAAGGCTTTTTTGATATTGTTAGCAGTGTTAATCAAAGTTTGAGCTTTGCTTTGCGGAAGAATGTTCAGTAAGTTTGTGTAGGCATTAGCCTTGGTTTTACTGTTATCACCCTTAGTGAAGATTGTAAAGGTATCTTTGATTGCTTGAATCGCTGTTCTAATCTTCTTCGCAACTGATTGAAGATTATTACCAAGTTGATTAATTTTAATTAATGCGCCTTGAGGGAAGATTTGAGCTAAATCTAGGTTAGCTTGAGCTTTAGACTTACTATCTTTCCCTTGCGTTAACACCGTCCAAAGGTTCTTGATAGTCTTGATTACTCCATTAACCGTATCTCTAAACGGTTTAATGTTTTTATAAGCTAATGTGAATCCAACACCTAGGGCGGCTATTGCTGCGATTGTAAGAGTAATCGGATTTAATAGCGCGCCTAAACTCAATGCACTTAAAGCCGCACCAATTAAGCCAATGGATTTGATAAGCGCCCCAAGTGCAATCGTTAGTGGTCCAATCGCCACTGCAAAAAGGGTTGTCACGCTGATTAGAGTTCTCATTGGAGCAGGTAAACCGGCAACCCACTGCATCATCTTAGATAACTGCGCTGCCACCCTGGAAATGCTTGGTAGCAAAACTTCAGCTAAAGCCATACCAGCGTTGGATGCTGATTCTTTAAAAATCTTTAATTGGTTTTGAGCTGATTTTAAATTCTTTTCAGATAACGCGCCAATATAGTTATTTTTAGGAGCTTCTTTGACTTTTTTATTTAACTCATCAAGTTCCTTAACATTGTCTGCTAAGATGATACCGGCTTGTTGTCCGGTTGTACCGAACAGACTCTTAAAGATTGCAGCACGTTCTACCGGTTGCATACCTTTCATTTTTGAGTTTAAAACTTCAAAAACATCACTCAAGTTTCTCAAGTGTCCTTCAGAATCAACTAATTCATCTCTAGTGACACCCAATTTATTTAAAACTGAGTCCTTGTCGTCAATCTTCTTAACCCCGTTAACTAAGTTGTTGATAACGTTTCTTAACCCAGTTCCGGCTTTTTCGGCTTCTAAACCATTGTTACTCAAAACCCCCATTGCGCTAGCTGTTTCTGAAAGTGCGATATGAGCAGTGTGGGCGGTTGACCCAACATACGACATCCCGATACCTAATTCACTAAATCCGGTTGAAGTTGCATCAGCTGCGTAAGCCAATTCGTTAGTGACAATCTTAGTGTTTTTCAACATACCGGCGGTGTTATTAACTTTCATTCCGAAAGCTTCCAAAGTCTGAGATGACACCGTTACAACGTCGTTAAAATCATCACCTGATGCTAAACTAGCTTGTAATTCAGATTTCATCGCACCCAAAGCTTGTTCGGTAGTGTAACCACGTTTAATCAAATCTTCGTAACCGTCAGTAATTTTGTTAATCGAAACCCCGTACTTGTTAGAGTATTCCAAAGCGTCTTTTTGGATTTTAGCAACGTTTTTCGTTGCTTCACTTACACTTTCACCACCAGTTACAGCTAAGTTCTTGATTTCATTCAGTGTGTTTTTTAACTCAGCTAGGCTATCGATTGAAACCTTTAATCCGGCAGCAAGTCCAAATCCGGCAATCGTTGAGAAACCTTTCAATTTTTCGCCGGTTTTGGAAACTTTATCGCCTAAATCAGTCATTTCTGACTTAAACTTTGCCCCACGATCTCGCGCGATTGCTTGAGCGGTTGACATCTTACCGTACTTATCACTCAAACTATCGAACTGGGCTTGAGATTGTTGCATTTTAGAACGTAATTCAGCCACTTGAACCGATTGTGTTCTAGTCTCTTGAGCGTCTTTACCTTTAAGATTAATCAAGTCTTTCAACTTAGCTTCTTCGGCTTCCAACAGTTGATTATACTGTTGTAATGCTTGTTTCAAGCCCCGATATTGAGCTAAATTAGCTTGATTAGTCTTATTTTGAGCCTGTAAACCGCTGACTGTCGCTCTCGTGGTGCGTTCTAAAGCATCTAACGACTGCCTTAAATCATTTGTCCCCCGAGTTGCTTCGTTTAAAGCTACTCTAGCTGATTGCAATTGACGTTCATAACTCGCTTGAAGTCTAACCGCGTCATTGATTCGCGAAGCTGTCCGAACCGCTGCGTTGGAGTATTCACCTTGAGTTTTAACTTGTTTATCGTAAGCCTCCCTCAAAGCGTCAATTCTACGTTGATTAGCCTCCATCACCTTAGATAAACTATCAACTTTAGCGCTAGCTTTATCATATTCAGTCCCGGTAGCTGCGATTGCTGCTAAGTTAGCTTTCATTTCAGAATTAGCCAACTTCATTTGATTTTGTGCGGATTTAAGTCCATCGGTGAACTTAGCTGCATCTAAACCCAACGTCACAATCATTGAGCCTAACGGTTTACCTACTGCCATATGTATAAAATCCTCCTTTCGTAGAATTTAAAATTGATTATAAAAGTCCTCAGCGCTTAAACTTTCAGAATTGTTATTAGATTGACGCTCAAGATAACTGAAAAATGCTTCTCCATCCATATCCTCAATGTCTTGGAATGAGATGCCATTTTCCATTAGTTGTTTCGTTATGTCATCTAAAACTTCTAGCGCTTCGGATGGGTCTATTTTTTTGCTGAGTCGGTTTTACCACCCATAGCTTGAGTTAAAATGTCTGACAATCCTTGAATACCGTCAGATAAATCTAAACCGTCATAGATAGCTTCCTTGGTAACCTTAGGATGATTGAATAGGTCAACAACTAACTCAACCATCGGGTCAACCATCCCAAATTCTACTTCGGTTTGTAGATTTAAATACTTAGTTTCTTCGGTTTTGCTTAGTGAACCATTTTCTTCAAGTTTGCGTTGAAGTAAATCTAACTCAGTTTCCTTGGTTGCTTGAGCTTTGTTAAACTCAATAATCTTTTTGATTTTTCCAAAAGGAACTTTCTTTTGTTCATAATAATTGGTTTCCCCTGTTTCAGGGTTATATAACTTGATTGAAATCATTAACCGGCGCCTCCAACTGAAACTGCTGTTGTACGATCAAACTTAGAAATATCACTAAATCCAGGGAACATCTTAGTCGCAAAGGCACTAAATGTAGCCCCAGAGGTTTCGGAAGCCTTGCATTTAACTAACTTGTCTGAACGTCTAGTGATTGCTGACCCAGTAAGAGTAATGTGGTTAGGTGTCTTACCCTTATCTTCTGAGGTTTTAAGTTCGTCCCCATCAGGAGTACCGAACTTGGCTTTAGCAATACCAATCCACATCTTTTTACCTTGTAAATCTTCTGCTTCAGCAATCACGGAAACGTAAGGTTGAGTAACGTTAGAGTAAGTTGATAAAATACCATTTTCTTCCTTGTCACCTAAGACTTTAGTGGCCACGTCCTTAGATAATTCTAAGGCGGTAATTTCAACTTTACCTGTCCCAGTCCCTGCGTCTGAGATATAGTAAGCGATATTTGAAGCATAAGTGGTGTTTAATTGTCCTTGGAAACCACTTGTTTTTAGTTCGATTGCCCCACCGTTGGTTTCATCAATCGTAACCACGTCGGTAACTGTTTCAGCGTTATCAGCATAAATCCCAAAGAGGATTCGACTAAAACCGATGGTACCAATCGTAAAATTAGTAGTTGTCATTTTATACGACCTTTCTATCTTAAATTCTTTGGTATCTTCTAACTCTCATATGAACGACTTGGAAATCATATTCAAAATTAGTGTCAATATCACAAAAAAACACCTCAAAACCAGTGTTTTTCAGTGCCTTTTCAAAATTACATATTAAATTTTCAGCCGATTTGTTATCTTTTACATAAAAATCAACTTGACTTTCGGAAAGCTCACCTTGCTTAACGTTACTTGCGTAATCGTACGGCTCATTACCTAAAAAGGTGATTTGAGCGAACGGCAAAACTTTCTTTTCTAAAATCGTTTGAGGGACTTCACGTAAAATAAATGTGTTTTGATTAGTAAAATCTTGCATAGTTTTTACTAAATTTCCAAGCTCGATTGCGCTAATTCTCATAGTCCCAACTCACTCCTAATAACGTTTGAAACTGATTCAGTGTAAGGACCTGCACCAGCTTCAATTGCTCGTTCAATGAACGGATTAGCTTTCTGATTGACTGTTCCTAGCTCAACGAAATGAACACGCCAGTAGGTGTCTTTACCAAAGCCGACGTTGACTTGACCGGTTTGGGTTACTCCGCTAAATTGTACATCGTCTCGCATGTGTTTAAATTTAGATTTTTTACCAGTCAACCTATCCATTCGTCGTTGGGCCTTCCAAGAACGATCAGCAATGCTTTCATAAGGGGTGTTAGCTTTCAAGATTTCAGCAAAACCTGGTGCAGATTCTCTCACCGCTTTTCGGGTGATTCGATTAGCCTTATTACCTAATTCTTGAAGTTTTACAGTGATATTTTCGTCAATTTTAAACGATTCGGTCATCTGTCCCCACCTCCTATGGTGATTTATGACAAATAATAACATCAAATTTTTTAAATTGGGTGTCAATATTAAAATCATCAATCTTGTAAATTTCATTGCGATGAACGACTTGCATATCAGTAGTGATTTCCGGCTCGTTAGATAATCGATGCCTGATGACAAATTGAGCGGAAGTTGAAAGAGTTGATAAATTTTTTTCAACGTCGTTAGCGTTCTTACTCCGAAGCATTGCGAACAATTTCGGGTAAATCACTTTTTCGGTTGAAACGGGGTCGCCGTATTCGTCAACGTCTTCAACTCCAGGCTCAATAATCTTAATAACTTCTGTCAAATCTCCAGTTTCAGCAATCATGATTCTTCACTCGTTTCTTGTTTTTGAGCATAGATTCGGTAAAGTGGCTTTAACTGCAAGATAATAGAACTGAGTCCATACAAAGTAACCTCAGTTCCTTTTTCAGTAGTCGCCGACCTAGTTTTAAAATAATGATCTGTTAACTGGATAACAGCCAAATCGTACAAATCATTGTCTTGATAAAACTCTAAATATTCGGTTCCTACTGCGTTTTGAATATAGCGCTCAGCAGCCTTCATCGACACTGTTAAAACGTCATCAAAGACGTCAGTATCAATCGCGATAGCCTGTTTAAGGTGGATTAAGTCCATGACTTACACCGCCTAACCAACTAATTTTAATAAATCAGCTTTAGCAGCACTGGATGAATAACTGATACTATGAGCATCTAAATAAGCCTTGATTTCAGTTACAGTGTTAGCGTCAGTTGGCTTTACATCACCCTTAGGGTTGAATGTGGAACCCCCACCATCAGACTCGACAGTCGGACCACTGTCAAGTGGTTTTTTGTCTGAGTCTTGTGGGGTTGTTATTTTGACGTTACATCAGCGATACGGAAAGCAGATGCTAATAAAATCTTGTGGTCAAACCATGCTGTTAATTGGAAATTGTTAATACCCTTGTCGTAATCTTTCCATTGTTCGTACAACGCAGAAGAAATTTCGTAATTTAATTGAGCATACTTGAAGTTACCTACCACTGGCTTCTTAGCTAATTCAGTGAAACGAACTGGGTAACCTAAGATTTCTTCCGGAGCCTTACCAAACAATGATACGGCGCCGTTAGATAATTCCTTAATCATCTTCAAGTAATCTGGACGAGTCATATAAACCTTGATATCGGATTGGAAAGCATCTGCAATGTCGCCGGCGGCTTGAGTGATTGCATCAAATAAAGTGTCGCCGCTTACCTTCTTGATGTTGTTTTGAGTTGAGTAGAAACTCATTTCTTCTTCGCCAGACTTAGGTGTTTCAGCAAAGGCAACTGTCTTTTCCTTCTTAGCTAAACCGGCTTGTAGTTGACTGTTTACGTGTTCAACTAAGTTAGTGTCAGTGCCATTCAAGATAGCTTCGGAGATTGCGACCTTAAGCTTAGTCTTGTTACGACCAAATTTAACGCTATCGCCTTTAAGCTTGATTTCCTTAGCCACTTCTTGGTCGTTTACGAATGAGTCATCGTCGATAGTTACGTCAATCCGTGGACGTTCTAAGTTGGTTACAGCTGTCACCAATTCATCATCACGAAGTGGGTTGTTTTCCGTTGGTTCAGCGATGATATCATTAGCAATAGTCACTGGTAACAACTTAGAACCGTTAGTTGTTGAATCGTCATCGCCTAAGACTTGCTTGTAATCAGCAGATAACTTTTGACCACGATAAAATTCAGCCTTAGCGTGAATTAATTTTTCTTCCGCTGTCATAACTGGAGCTTGCGTTTCTGTGAATTTAGCACGTTGTGCTGTTTCTTCACGTTCTACTTGCTCTTTTAACATGTTATAACGTGTTTCTAAAGATTGTGATTGTTCTTGTAATTGCATTAGGTCCTTATCGGCAACTGTTGGGTCGCCTGCTTTCATTGCAATTTCTTCGTTAATCTTCTTTAATTGTTGACCTAATGTTCCAAGGTTTTGTTTCTTTTCATATAAAGTTACACCCATTTGTTAATTCCTCCTAATGTGTTATTGACGTAAGCGATTTTGTGGTTCGCTTGAGTGATTAATTTTTGTCGGTTAATAGAACTTGCCGGAGCGGATTTTTTCCGTAATTGACTCGGAACGCGTTTATAGCGCTCTAAGAACTCGCCCGGTAAACTTGCAACTGCTTGATTAGCTTCTAAGACTTCATCAGCTAAGCCGTAATCAACCGCTTCTTGAGCTGAAAGCCATGTTTCTTCGTCTAGCAATTTGACTAATGTTTCTTCGTCAATCTTTCCGTTAGATTTGGATAGATACGTCTTGATACTCGCTTGTGCGATACGGTCTAAATCATCCGCTTGTTTGCGTAATTCCTTTGCGTTACCCATTGCAAAAGTCCATGGGTTATGAATCATCAGCATTGAGTTTTCAGGCATAAAAATAGTGTCACCGCTCATTGCGATAACACTTGCGATAGATGCTGCTAAGCCATCAACGTAAACGTTGACGGTTGCTTTGTGCATTTTTAACATGTTATGGATTGCAATCCCCTCAAACACGCTCCCACCAGGTGAGTTAATGTGAAGGTTGATTGTGTCAACGTCCCCCAACTCGTCTAAATCTGATTTAAACGATGTTGCAGAAGTTTCTTCATCAAACCATTTTTCAGAAACAATCTCGCCATAAATTGAAATCTCACCAACGTTGTCGTCGCTCTTGCTCATTTCCCAATACTTGACTGCTTTCTTCGGTTTTAGCTCCATTAGCACTCACCCCCTTTCGTTGACTAGGGTCCATATCGATTGGATATAAGTCCCCAGAAACAAATAATTTGTCGGCAAATTCGTCTTTGACGAGTGGTAAATCTTCTAACGCTCTAATATCGTTAGTAGTCAAGATGCCGGCACGTCTAAGCGCTTGATAGTAGGCTGTTCGAGCTTGAACGTTCCCCCTCATCAAACTATTTACATTGAATTTGAAATACAAACCTTGTCGTAATTGTTCTTCTGTTAAGAGTTTGTTAGTCAGTTCTTGTTCGTACTGTCTAACGATTGGGATTAACGTACGTTGAACAAATTGACTCATTAAATCTTCGTTATTTGTTATATTTACTTGGTTTAAAAAAGCCAACGGCACGTTAAATGCGTTGGCTATTCTAATATCAGTAATTTTTTCGGTGTTTAGTAAATCACTTGAAACAAAATCTCGTTGGATTTCATCAATTTCTACCCCAGGTTCTTGGAATAAGACCCCACCGTTTTCTTGCTTATACATTCGGAAATTAGCAATAATGTTATCTCGTTGTTCATCATCAACGTTGGTTGCGTAAGTGACTTTGAAACTGTCAGTCTTAGACATTTCAGACAGTGAGAATTTTTGTACCGCTAAATCAAATTCAAGGGCGTTTTTGAGCGTTTTAAGGGGTGATATGCCTAATAACCTTGACGACCCCGAAACGTGCTTAAAATGGAGCATATTGGCTTCTGAAACGAGCATATTTCCATCAATACCCGTGACCTGATACCAAATTGAGTTATCATCTTGATTTTGCATAACGGTAACGTTGTTAAACGGAATCGGCCAGAGATTAATCGGTTGCCAATACTGGTCTCTTTCAATCAACACATACGCGTTTCCGTATTCGTTACGGTCGGTTTCAATTTTTTGAATAAAAGAAAAAGAAGTCATAGACGGATTAGGATGATATTTCATCATCATCGCTAAATCACTGTCTGTAACTTCTTCATAATTTCGATATAGTTTTAACGGCATACTAGCCATTGCGTTAGCTAGTTGAGTGATTACCGAAAACACTGTTTCGTTAGTTTGTAACTGTGAATCACCCAAACTTATTGGAAATTGATTTCCCATTGCCAAATTCATCGGTTTTTTACTCGTTGTAACTCGACTAAAAATCTGTTTGATTCTTCTAAACAGTCCCAATTAGCACCACCTCCTTTATAAATCCTTGAATGATATAAATTTGACTCTCCCTGGTGTAGGGTTTGTATTTAAATTTTTAACTACGGTCGCGTGTGCAGTTAAAAACGCTGCGAACCCATCAATTTTACGATTACGTGACTGTTTAGTTGGCATCCAGTTATTGTTTCTATCGGTTACCAACTTAACGTTATTCAAGTACCACCTAAACATTCGGTTGTTGTTAGTGATTAATTTCCCATCTAGTAGCAATTCTTTAATATTTTGCATTGGTCCACCCAACGTTACAAAACCTTGTTTTACAACCTCAGTCTTAAAACCCTTGTCTTTTAAAGCTTGATTTAAAAACAAAGCTTTGTTAGGGTCGTAGTTAATTTGTTGAATTTTATATTTTTTAGATTGCTCAACAAACCAATCGTAAACATGTTCGTATTGAACATAATCTCCAGGAATGATTTCTAAGTAACCTTGCTTTTCCCATTCCCGTAATCGGTCTTGATTTTTATCAAGCTTAAATCGACTTTCAGGAATCCATGATTTGTTAAGCCAAAATACTGACCCGTCGTCTAAAGGGAATTCTAAGCCAGCTGACGTGAAATCTTCCGTTTCCGATAAATCATACCCACCGACGCAAGACCGCCCCAAAATCGAAGCTGAGGGAATCGTACGGGTATTTTTGTTGATTATCTCGGGTGTGACGAATGATAACTCATCAGTCGAACTAAAAATATTAAACTGCTTAGTGAGCCAGTTAGCATATTCTGCCGGAATCCGCTTGTCTGACTTGTAATCGGAAATTAAATTAGGAATTTCCATCAAACACATATTAGGATTAGCCTTAACCCACATCTCAGGGTTGTCAGCTTCATCGGGATTGTCCAAACGCGCTAGGTAGTAGAAAAACCTATCGTCTAGGTGTGAGTCATAATCACCTAAGACTTCTTCCCCTTGTTCGATATAATCCATCAACGGTCCATCTAGAACCTTACCGGCGGTGGTAATAAACATAATTAGAGGTTGCGTACGAGTACCACGGGCTTGTTTCATCAAGGAAATTAAATCTGTGTCTTGGTATTCGTGAATTTCATCGAAAACAGCAAAGTGGACGTTTTCACCATCCTTGTCTTTCTTTTCTGATGACATCGCAACCATCTTTGATTTAGATTTAGTGTGAATAATCTGCCGACTCATCACCTTAAAGCGTTTTGAAAGAAATTCGGAACTTTGAATCATCGATTTTGATTCTTCAAACAAGATATTTGCTTGTGATTGCGAGTTCGCAAGAAAATAAATATTAGCCCCACGTTCGCCGTCAAACCCTGCCATGTAATCAGCTAGTCCAGATTGCAAAGTAGTTTTACCGTTTTTACGACCAACAAAAACTAAACCTTCGCGGTAACGTCTAATTCCCGTGTCCCGATGCACCCAACCGAACAAGCTTCCAATTACGAAATGTTGCCACGGTTGCATGACTAACTGCGACCTAGCACCTTTAGAAGGGGAACATTTTTGTTCGATGAACCTTATCGGTCTGTGTGCTTTCTCTTCGTCAAAGACCCAAGGGAAATCGTCCGTTCCTTGAATTTCTAAGTCGTGTAAGTGCCGTTTACATGCCAACATATTAGGCTTAGACACCGGTATTGAACCTTCAACTACCATTTGAGCGTACATAGTAGTCAAAACCACGGGGGATGGTTCTTTCAGATACGCCCATCCTAAGCGTTGTTGGCGGTAGTCATCCCACCAACGTTCTATTTCAGTTTGACTAGCTTTCAGTAAATTAGAAGTCATCGTCATCATCTTCGTCTTCCATGTGAATTGCTAATGACGCTCTCGCTGCCGGAGTCAGTCCCAAGGAGTTAGCCAACCTACTTAAACTTGCCGCCGCATTTCTTTTCTGTGCGATAAACGGGTTCGGTTTGCCATTATCGGCAACCAAACCCGTCTTTCTTATCTTGCGTTTATAGGAAATGTAGTCGTAATATGTATCAGCATAGACGGCTAGCATTTCCAAATCAGCATTGTTTAAAATCTGCGTTGGTGTCATTACCTCAACGACACGGTTAAAAACTTTTTTCGCCCCCGGTTCTAGCCAGGCAGGGGGTTGTAGTTGATCATCTGCCATCTGAAGTTTTTTCTCATTGCGAACACGTTTTTCAAGTTCGGCTTTAGTTCTTCTGTTCGGGTTTTTCTGCGTTAACTGCATCATTGCCGATTTAGCAGGCATTGGCATCAAAACATCTCTCCTTCCTGGGTCAAAATTTAAATTTTTAACTTTTAAAAGCGAATTGATTGTGAGCGTATCTCATCATCGTTGTTCCCTAAATATTTTTAACTATTATCGACCTAGGGGGGGTAGGTCTATAACTTATAATCGGGATTAGCTTTAAAGACATACGCTTTACGTTTTCTAGCTTTTAACTTTTTATATCGTTCTGGTTCGTTACTACCACGTTCTTGGTGTTCCTGATTATGACACTCCAAGCAAATCGTTTCTAAGTTATTTAAATCTAAACGTTTTTTAAAATCATCTTTAATCGGGATGATATGGTGAACTGTGTTGGCAGGCTTAACTAGTCCACGTTTCAAACAGACTTGACACAAGTAATGATCCCTTGCTAAGGCTTGAGTCCTTGCAAGCTTCCATTCTTTGCTATGATAGAACTTCAAATATTTATCCATCTCAATCAACCCACTCTACATAAGCTCGATAGGTCACGTCTTTATCTTGCAACTGGTTATAATCCATTGCTTTTAACGATGCTTCAACTTTTGATTTAGAAATGGTGATTACGGAACTAACAAACTTACCATTGCTAGCAGTTGTATGTTTGATATCAAACGGTAAGGCATCTAAACCTTGTAAGATTTCGTCAAATTCTTCTTCTCGCATTAAGACAACACGTTCTGCCACTTCATTCACTTCCTTTTTGTAAGTGTAACAGATGTAACAGATAGCAAATTCTTATCTGTTACACCCTCTCAGCCTTGATATCTCAACGTTTCTAAGGGTTTTAAAATTTAGTTTAGAAAAATTCTAGTTACACCTGTTACACCGCTACACAACAACGTTTATAAGGGTTTTGTAACAGATGTAACGCATTTTTACTCTCTTTACTTAGTGTTTTTAAAAGATACTATTACTTCTTTTATTTATATACTATATATAATAAATAAAAATATATAATATAGGGGCACCCAAACTAGTTACATCTGTTACACTTTCGCTCAATCCCTTGCGCCCCAAGGGATACAGCTGTAACAGATGAGTTCGTTTATCTGTTACAATCTGTTACAACTTGTTACACTTATCCACAACTACTTACTAAAATCTGTGGATAACTCAAAAAATTATCGTATTTAACTTGTGGATAACTTCAAACTGTGGATAAAAAATAACAGTTAAGTAATCACCCAAACTAATCAATTTATTTCCATGGTGTCTTAACTGTTACTTAAATGCTAACCTGAGGTAACGCTCCTCAGCTTCCAACCAAGGTCACTTGACGTTAGCACCGACTATTCAATTAATAAAGAAAGGAGGTTATTGGATTCATGCCCACGTCGCACATGGTTCTGGCATTACACACTATTAGTACCTCAACTTTGGTACATTACCATATTAACATGGTTTATATTTAAAATAAATACAATTAAAGTTATAATGAATAGAATTAACTTCATATTAACTTAATTTAAATTAATACATTCCAAACCCTTGCGTTTCAACTGTGATACTCGACTGGGTGCTAAGTGTAAGTTAATTGCGACTTCTTGATGACTCATACCATCAAAGAAATACATTTCGATAACTCGCATTGCCAACTGATCATCAACCAAGATAGATTGCTTATCAAAAGTTGCCTTGATTGCATCGGCTTCCTTATATAGTTTCTCTAACTGCTTATATAATCTTTCAGTTTGAATGAGCATCGTTTCATAGCTTGCCGGTTTACCACCTTTACCGCTTGGTTCTGCTGAATACTTCTGAGCTTGCAATTCGTACTTACTCTTAATTGTTTCCAACCGTTCTTCCAACCTGGTAATAGCTTCATGGATAGTCTTGTAATGCTTAAAGTAATCGTAAACTTCTTGATAATCGCTCATAAATCATAAGCCCCCAAAATCTCGTCTGTTGATGTTTCAAAGAAATCAGCTAGCATTAACAGGTTACTGCCGGTGATTAAATTCCGATTGGTGATGTAACCATTGACTGTTGCATAACTTATCGGATATCCTTGAGCGTTTAGCTGTCTAACCAATTCCGTTTTACTGATACCAAACTCATCTAGCTTAAGTTCTAAGAATTTCTTTACTGAGTTCATAACGTGAGTCTTGTAATCTTTACTTTGCGCCTTCATCAAATCCCTCCAGTTCAAAATAGCATCTGCCGTCTTCGCTGTATAACGATTTAATAATCCAACCAATTCCTCTTAGTTCTTTTAACAATTCTTTTAAGATATCTATGAGGTTGTTTTTGATTAATAGATACTCAGATAATCTCTCAGACCCTTCCAGATTAAACGGTAAGCTAAACTGGATTGGAAATTCTACTTGCTCTTGTAGCTGTTCAATTAATTCTTTTTGATATTCAGCTTTGACACTTTCTCTCAGACTCAACGAGTTGTTATTTACAATTTGTCTAACGCTGTTTGGTTTCAAATCTTCACGTATCATCGTTTAATCCCTTCAATCTGTTTAAATTCTTTTTTGTAATTTTCTAAGATTAAGTTTATAACCAAGGCAAACTCTTCGGGTGTTACGTTGAGTCCTAACATCGCACTTACAAAACTTCGTTCTAGAATATCTAAGGTGTTTAAGTGATGCTTGCGCGCTTGGCGGTCGGCTGTTTTAATGACTGCTTCCGATGCCTGAAAAATACTTTGTTTCATTCGCCTAACACTTCCTTAACTTCTGCCATTTTATCGTCAATCATAGTTAGATAGTCGTTTACTGACTCAATGTTTTGATTGCGATGATCTAGAACATAAGCTTTAAGGGCTGACTTTAAACTAGGATAATACCCAAGCGTCACCCAGGTAGGTTTTTTATTGTTCCGCAATTCTTGTAATTGATAATTTAAATTATCAACGTTGATTACTTGCGTTTCGTCATTAAGTTTTATTTTTAACATGATTCATCTTCCTCAACTTTATAGATTTTAATTCGGGGGTTCTTGATGTCGCCTCGTTTCCAATGCGACATTTTTGATTTAACCGCGTTAACAGTTATGCCCAACACGCTAGCAACTTCATCTACCGTACCTAAGGCAAGAAATTCATCTGCCTTGTTGTAAGCTATGTAGCATTGTTTCCGTCTGCCCATTTACTCCACCTCGATATAACGGTAACCGTTCTTGTCAGCCGTTCCGTCTTTGATTTTTCGTTTAAGGGCAGTTGGATGGATTTTAAAATCTTGGGAGATTCTTCTGATTGAACCCATCTGCACTAGCTTTCCTTTCTTATCTAAAACCTTGATGTTGTGCCACTTGCTAAATTTTGGCAACACACCACTTCCGATTAACACAGACCTAACCGTGTTAGGCTTACGGTTTAGTCTGTCAGCAATCTCATTAACGCTCAAACCTTGTTTGTATAATCTAATATAAATTTCCCGGCTATTTCTAAGTATAAAGTTGTTAGGTCCGTCACTTAACCTTGGGAAGTTTCTAAACATTTGTAAGGTTTCATCTTCAAAAGGTGAGTCTAATTCCCAACTGCTTCCGTACTTTTGTTTAAGCTCAAAAATCAAATCTTCTCTAGTCAAACCAATATCGTTATACTTAGTCAATGTAATCACCCCTAACTAAGTCTTCAGATAATACTTGAAGATACTCATTGTTTGTATGTTCCAAACTTCCAACCTCAACTTCTCATCTGGATTCTTTGTAAATAGGTTTTTAATTTGTTGGTTTAGTTGTTGTTTGGAACTGGTGATGATCATTAGGTATTCATGATTAATATTTTCTTCGGTTAAATATCGTGAATATAATAGGTAGAGTTTAATCATAATTATTCCCCAAGTTCGTAGTTGATGATGGCGAGCAAACATGCATCGTAGTAAACCTCAAATTCAACTGAGTTCACCTTAGTGACTTTGTTTACTGGGTCTGCGATAAACATGTTCACCGTATCCTCTAGTTCCTTAATACCTTCACTATCGATGAATCCACGAATAATTTTAATTCTCGTTCTACACATTCAAGTCTTCCTCCTTCACAAACGAACCGTCTTTAACTTCGCCTTTCCTATTTTTAATCTCATTCCATGCTGAGTTCAAGCAATCTAATAAGTTTAGATTTAAATCCTCAGCTAGCAGAATCAGAGTCACTAGCACATCGCCTAAACTGTCTTTGACCTGTTCGGGTTTGTCTTTATTGATACCTTCTGCAAGCTCACCTAGCTCTTCGGTAACCTTCATAAACTGAGTTTTTGTATTATCAGGTTTCACGATGCCAATATCAGTAAACCGATTGATGATTTTACGGGATAAAACTGAGTAACTTGTCGAAACTTCTTTAGAGAACACATACTCAACGTATTGACTCATAATCTGCTTAGCTTTTTCTTCCGCAATCAAATCTGCAAATTTATCAATTTCATCATAATTTATCAAGCGACTAAACTTTTTACGAATCCCTGGATAATCGCTAATTTCTTCCAAAGTTCCATTTTTTACAACTTCACCTTTTTTTAAATTTAATAGGTCATAGTTATTAGACTTTCGATTCGGAACAATTGCCAACGATTGTAGTGAGGTTTCGGTTTTAACAAATCCATAAAATGGGACACCCACGGTGGGTTCTTTTAATAAAAATTCGCTTAAATCTTTCATAGTTTAATTTCCTCCTGTAATTCGTTTCTAATCCTCGTCCTTTAGCGTCACCTTGACGATTTCCAAGATTTCATCATCTGTCAATTTGAATTGCTTAGCAATTGAGATGATTGATTTTGCTAAGATTCCTAACATCTCACTAGGACTTCCTTTAGCCTTAACTTTCACTTGATCTTTAACTACCCTGCTATCTACTCTGGCGGTGCATTTTAAATCAAAGAATTTATCGACAACCCAAAGCGCTGTTAGATATATCAGCATTACCATAATCATTAAAACTAAAACCGCCAATAGAATTTTTACGTCTGCGAACAACGACCAAATCGTATTGCCAGAACCGTAGAAAATTAATCCAATAATTGTGATGATTGAAATCCAAATATACATACCGAATGCAAATTTTAATTTTTCCATTAGTGCCACTCCCTGTTCATCAAGTCTTGATATTTAAATGTTTGTCCTGAACCCATTGCTAAAATTCGAATGTGGTTTACTGGGAAGTTAGCTTTTTCTACTAAGCGTTTTGCTTTGAAGTAAGCCCCTTGTAAAGTCCCATCAACATTAAGGATTCCGCCTTTATAATCAGTGATTAAGTAAACACCCGTAGTCATTTCGATTCCTCCTCATTTTTAATTTCTTCTGTCTTCATCATCATCAATTCCAATTTCGCAGCTAGTTCCCTAAAATCATCATTAAATTTGACTCTATCGGATGCCGATAAGGGTAAATATGAATCGTTGAAGTTTTTTCTGGTCAACACCACATCAGTCCACAAGCTGTTCAACGCAGTATGAAAATCATTTAGATTCTTCATCATTCAACCTCCTTTACTGTCAGTTCATAAACAATCAAACCGGTTTTTTCTGCTTCCTTATCGGCGTCGTATTTTTTGCTAAAACTCATCGCCTTAACAGCTTCACCCAAGTTGTCTGTAAGGGTTAACTTTCCTCGCTGATTGACTTTTTCAATGTAAAATTTGCTATCCTTAGTTCCCAATACATAATATGTTTTCATCTTATTTCTCCCACCATCTATATTGATTGATAATCTTATAAGCTCGTTTCAAATCAGTTAGGTTGAAATAACTGAAATGACAAGCAGGTCTTGGTATACCTAGCTTATCTGCTAGAACTTTATAAAGTTGACTTCGGTCAGCTAAACCCTTCTTCCAAACTGAGTCAAACTTTTCATGACACAACATTCGTTGCTGTCTGATTTCCGGAGTGGCTAATAACCCACCTTTAAAGCTCTGATTAAGTTTTACTCGGGCTTTGCATTCAACACATTCAGCAATCAAGCCGTAGTATCTACCGTAAATTGATCTAGAGTCGATGATGACTACTTTGTTTCCACACCAGGGGCAGACTTCCCAGGTTTGCTTATGTTTGATTGATAATACTTCTCCCATGCGACCACCTCCAAGGCTTTGTCAGCTGACTCAGCAAACACTAACTCGTTAGTAAGCTGATTTCCTTTGACAACTTCAACTAAAAATAACTTCTTGATAAAATCACCTTCTTTCGTTTATAGTTTCTAAATTTATTCAAAGTAATAAAGTTCCTAGTTCGTATAATGAAATCACAATCAACGCTACCCAACCTATGAAGAAGATAATCATCATGATGTGATATAATCGTTTCATTAATTTTCTCCAGATTCTAAAAGGCTAATAAAATTTGATACTGTCACTCTATGAACTCCTAATCGTCTGCCAATTTCCGTGTAACTAACCCCGTCTTTATGCCACTCCAAGATTTGTTCACTTTTTGGATATAACTTCATCTTTTCAACGGGGGTCGTTCTCCCAACTGGTCGACCTAAAACAACTCCGTTTTTCTTCTTTAGTGCTAAAGCGTCTTTGGTTCTTTGACTGATTAAATTGCGTTCCATTTCTGCTAATGAACCCAAAATCGATAATAATAATTTGTTGACTGGACTATCATTATTGGTTTGAATTCCTTCTCTAATCATGATGATGTTCACTTTCTTCTTTTGGCATAACTCAACAATCTCTAAAATTTGCTTTAGTGAACGTCCCAGTCGTGATAATTCAGCTACGATGATTGTGTCACCTTCACTAGCTTCTTCAATCGCTACGTTGATTTCTCTTTTAGTCCAATCAATGGTGCCACTTACACCTTCATCAGCTAGCCACTTGTCGACCCTGTACCCAGCACGTTCAATCATATCTTTTTGATTCTTAACAGTTTGCTCGTCAGTGCTGACTCTTATATATGCGAAAATCATATTATCTTATCACCTCTAGCAATTAAGATTTCATAAGTTTCAATCTTTCCGCCTTTTTGCGTATAAAGTTTTCCAAATTCCATAATCAATGCATTGTTTTCTGTGTCTTTTAAAGTTTTGATTCCTTTTTCTTTGCACCAATCTAGATAAGCTAGTGGGAAAGGCATCGAAATATCAATATTCATCATCTATCTCCTTGATTCGATAAATCTTCATTATCTAAATATTTAACTGCCAATATTGCTAAATCATCTCTAATCATGACGTGTCGCCTCTTTTATTGCTCTTTTTAACTCGGCTTGGGTGATTCTAACCTTAGTAATATCAGCGTTATCTGAACGCCATCGACTTCGATTTAAAATCGCGTTAATTCCACGTGGAATGCAAGCCAAGTTATCAAGATTGAAGTTTTTATGATTACCGTCTAGGAATACGACGATGTGTCCCTCAGGAACCGGACCGTTTGCTTTCTCCCAAACTAGAACGTGCTTAGGACGCCATTTGTCGGTTCGCCTACCTTCGTTTTTAATTTTAACTAAGAGATACCCCGCCGAATCGTATTCACTACCAATAGTTCGTTCGTTAGGACTACTTTGACCTTTTTTAAACCAAGTTCTTTCGGAACCAGGCGCGCACCAACCTTTCATACCTTTATTCAAAGGAACCCTATTCTTTTTGAATTGTCCGTTTAGACCATTCGTAATACCATTTTTATAACAAACTGTCTTGATGTAACTAAACTTCCTCGGTTCATCTGGAAACGTTTCTTGATAGAGTTTATACACTTCTTTCCACGGTTTACCCGGAACTGTTTCTCTTAACCACTCAATCGTTTTTTGTTTCAATTTTCTTCACCTCCAACATCTCGGGTGTTTCTACATTTCCAGTCATATCAGCTCTCAACTTCATGACTTTAAATGACAAATCAGCGCTTTGAATGAGCTTGTCTGAGACGTCGCTAATAGCTTTCGCACGTTTTAGTTCTTGTTCTAAGTCTAAACTCTCATCATTTAATCGCTCTAACTGCTCAAACAACAAGTTGTTTAAATCTTCCATTTTGTTCTTCGTCATGATTCTTCCACCTTCGTATAAATTCTTGTAACTTTTCCTTTAATCCGTACCGACTTGCTATCCAACTCGAAGTTAGTGGTGATTTGCTTAGAGAAACTAATGTTAGAAACTGGATTCAAGCCGTTGCGATAACAATACTCGGTGTATTTCTTATAAACTTCTTTGACAGGCTGTCTGAGATAATCAGTTTCTTCTAGATCATCGAAGAAGTTCAGAATTGGATTGTTTTCACGTTCATATTTAGCAAGTTCTTGCTTGGCTTTTTCAGGAACCGTGAACTGTTTTTCTTCCAATATTTTGTGTAAATACTGAACACCTTGATATAAGACAAACTCCATCGCATCTTGTTGCCGTAAATCGTATTTGATATAAGGTTGATAATCGGGGTCATCTTTAGAGAACGTAGCATTAAAGGGAACAATCATCATTCTTCGATTTAATGCCTTAGTATCAGAACCCTTACCCAAACGTGGGATTGAGTTAGCTGAAAACAACAACTTTGAGTAGTTTTCAAACATAAATGGGTCAGTTCCTTTGCGTTCAACCGTTAAGGCTTCACCAGTCACCAATTTTTTAACGATTGATGTATCGTTGATGTAGCCATCTGAAATGTCATCACCGATATTGGCTAGCTTGCCTGAAATCTCGGCTGTTTTAAAACGCTCGTTGAGTTCGCTCATATCCAAAGATGAGATATTTAGTAAACCCAAAGCAGTTCGGATAATATCTAAGTAAGTTGACTTTCCGTTACTTCCACTTCCAGTTAGAATGAAGAACTTACCTAACTCGTTTCGTCTGAATAAACAGTAACCAATAATTTCAAACAACAAGTCATAAATTTTTTTATCATTACATGCAATCTTCATCAGCGTATCAACTACTAACTTACTCTTAGCGTTCGGGTTGTAGTCCCAAGGTAAGATATTGGTGATGATGTGTTCTGGTGAGTAATGAACCAACTTCCGATTTTTAATATCATATAAGCCGTTTTTAAACGCAATGAAGTTAGCGTCTTGGCTAGTATGGTTTTCTAACGTAGTTAGTTCGATGTAAGATAGAATTTCTTGACGCATTGACCGCTTGATTGTAGGTATTTTTTGAACCATCTTCGCTTCAATCAATTTTCGTCCCAAAACATAAGCCCCGTTCTCATAAATTCCAAGTTGACCATTAATCAATTTAATGTGATACTCTGATTTTAAATACTCAGAAAACTTATCAACCTGAAGCTGTTTGTTCTTAAAAAACACTTGCTTCTTAAATGCTTCATCTCTGGTAATTGTATCAATTTCTTGTTGACTTAAAGGCTGTTCTAAAATGTACTTATTAATCATGTTAATAGTTAACTTGATATCGTCTTTAGCCAAGCCCTCACCTTGCAAGGTCAAGATGTATTCAAATAATGATTGATTACGTCCGTCCCCGGCTCTCATCTCGTTAAATCTCGTTTTGACTCGGCGACTCGTTGACTTGCTAAGCGGTAGTAAATAACTAGGAACTTCTTGATAATCTGGATAATCCCAACCAATCTCACGTTCTTTACCCTTAATTTTCAGGGGTTCGAACGAGGGGTTATAACCGAACTTAACGTCAACTTCAATCCCAATCGGAAGCATTAACTTAGTACCATTCCGCAAGTCCGGGGTGTGGTTTTTAAATAAAAAATGCGCCCCGTGGTTGGTATAACGAACGATGCACTTTAAATCTTCCCCTTCAATTAAATCTAGGAGCTTTTCAGAATCTTCAATGCTATCAACGTCGATTAAAATCGTATCATCTGCAAGAACCCCACCGTAGGAATCAAACTCTTTAACTTCTTCAAGCGTTCGCAGTTTCTCAACGTCTTTGTAAGGTTCAATCGCTCCTTTTTTATTTGATTTTACATAGCCTCGATAAATCACATCATCAAACCTCCCGTATGTTCCCATAAATCACCTTGATACCACTCACCAGGTGGAATCATGCCAAACGCTCGTATGCGATCATTGACCATATCGATATAATATCGACGGTCAAGTTTCCTTGGTGTTTTAGCACCTTTAACTTTTCCGTTATAGATGAAACAATTCTTAGGGGAATTAGCAAACTTTTCTAAACGATTTGTAGAATATTTTTGTTTAAATAATCCTCCGTCATCAGCATCCAAACTGGCATAAGCTCTTACGCAGCGCTCGTTTAGCACCTCGCCATTATGAACCAAAGTTTTGTATTTGCTTGAAATCTTGCAGACTTGTTGAAACTGCTCTAAGTCATCGCAGTCGTTGATTGTCTGCTGTGGTGGGACTTTATCAACTAAGAACCGCTTCAAGGCTTCGTTGATGATAGGTAAGTCATTATCAAGCGGATTTAGTTTTTTAAGCCAAGCGCCCTTAGTTTTAACGTGACCGTCCGTCCCAACCATCGCATAGTTGTTAACGTCCTTTTGATAAACACGCTTAAACTCGCTAAACTCTAAACTCAAATGCGTTCGTTGTTCCCAGTCCCACGCAATGTCGTCAATTAAATCAAAGTCATCTTCATTTCTTAATTTAACTAAAACCCCATCGGTGTTGGATTGAATAATCTCACACACCGGCTCTAACTTTTCCATCAGGTCGGTTAAGAACAATTGTCCGTACAAACATACCAAGTTGGCTTGACGGGGGTCATAAAGCGGATTAGAAACGTCTTTCATCGCTCCGTAGGTTGAGTTAATAACGATTTTTAACGGCGCTTGAAGTGGATTGCCTTCGTGCTTATACTTAACTCGAGTATCATAAATTTCTTTGAATTTTCTTGGGTCTTTGATTGAACGTGATAACAAACCATATTGAATCATCAAACTTGGATATAGACTTGTCACGTCCATGTTGATAAAGTATCCATCCCCAATGTATTTTTCTTTCGCACCATGAACACCACCCCAACCATATACATGCGGTACACCTGCGACCATCGTGGTTAGTTTCTGCGAGTAGTTGCGATTATCGGGATTTCGATAAAATTCCAAAACTTCAGTGTATTTGTTGATTTCCAAGTTATCTGGAAACTGCAAATCGAACTCATCGCTGTAACTTTGTTTTTGTGCTTCTAAGACAATCGCAGCCATCTGCGCTTTAGTTTTACTAAGATACTTGAGTTCTAGATGATCGTGCGGCAGCTTGGCCAACGCCATCTGCGCTTCAAAATCACTTTTGCGATGTAAAAATACTTCCATAGTTTCTTCCACATCGTGCCGGCAATATTTGATTGTTTCGTCAATTTCTACTTGAGTCAGCTTGCGTTGAATGTTGAAATCTACGTCAGATTCCTTAATATTTGAACCCATGAAACCTTCAAGCGACTTCAACCCACCGTCACCGCGTATCATCACGTCATAGTTGAACATTTTGATTCGTCGAAATAAGTTAGATATCTTCCAACCTGGAATGTTTTGTTCGATGATTGCCTTAGAAGTTTCGTAAGGATCTAAGTCGCATAAAATCGATTTGTGAATCCATTGGTCGTAGTGATTATTGTTATAACCAACCCACAAGTCGTCTTCATGTGCTTCGTTAAACTTCTTGAGTTTATCGGAGTCATTGACAATCACTGTTTCGCTTTGGGTTGCAGTGTCTTTAATCACGACCAACCAATCTTCTTTGAAAACTTCATAGTCATAAAAAATCAAAGTTATAACCTCCTTTTACTTTGATTAAAAACCATGCAAGGAATCGGACCTTGCTAGACTCACCAGAGATGGTTTCAGCGATTTACTTAGTCGCTATAAACTTCCTTAATCTTGAAGGTGTTGTAGCCCTTCTTGTTAGTCCCATAATCGAGCAGATATTCAAGTCCATCTGCGTCGATTTGTTCAAATACGTCATCAATCAACTCTGCGTATTGAGCGAATGAGTCGAATTTGATATCTAAGTCAGTTCCCAAGGAACGCAACAACTCGTTGGCGTTGTGAATTTGAAAACCCTTAGTCAACACTTGGTTCATGAAAATCTTAGAATTAGTGAATTTACCGTCTAGAATGTTGAACCACACGCTCAACATTGGGTCACCCTTACGTGATTCTTTAAGTTCTAGTTTTTCAACTGAGACTTCGTAATCACCATCGGGAACGTCTTCGTAGCCACCACGATCATTTTCAGCAGCTTCCTTGATTTCTTCTTGTAATCCTTTAGTGTCAAATTCCTTGTCAAATTTACTCCAGTTTGTCATGTGTGTTTCCTCCTAAAAATTAATCTTCTTCTGTTGTTCTACGTGCGCGACGCTTACGGGTGCGACGTGGTTTTTCTTCTTCAACTTCATCTTCAACAGGTTCGCTAGTTTCAGCGGATTCAGTTTCAACATCTTCAGCAGTTTCAACTGATTCAGTGGATTCACGTCGCTTCCGCCGTCTGCGAGGTTTTTCTTCAACTTCTTCAACTGATTCAGTTTCTTCCGTTGGTTCTTCTTTTTCAGGGGTTTCTTGTTCGGGTTCTTCATTTTCGGGTTCTTCTAGTTTGGTTTGCTTACGTTTCTTAGGTTTATTACTATCAGCTAATGATGTGTTATAAACATCAACCAATTCATCATAATTTAAGTTAATTGAATCAACCGATAAATCACTTAATCTGCCACCACCGAATTGAGTTGTAGTAGTTTTAAAACTTAAAATATGTTCATTATCTTCAACTACTACTCGACAAACTAAATCAACCATACCAGCAATTTTATTTGCTACTTTTTCTTGAATATTGGGTTTAAAGGTTGTTAACTTAGCACCAGCACGACTTAAAATATCCTTAGTTGAATCTTCATGAGAAATCAGAACAATATTTTCATAATCTAAATTAGTTACCCTACGCATATTTGATAGGAATTCAGTTCTAACTTCGTCCCAAGCCTTGAATGGATCGTCTGATTCATGTTCAATACCTAGCTTGTCATACATGTACAAACGACAAGATTCGTACAAGTCTTCCACTAAATCAACTACAATTGTCTTAAAATCGTTATCTTTCTTTTCAAGTTCATCAATGTATTCTTTGAAAACTTGCCAAGCAAATTTACGATTTGTTCTTCTACCAGTAGTTGTAACTTCATCTTTGATTGCTACTACTGGAGCGTCTACATAACTTGTGTTTCCATCAGTATTTAGCATTAATGGGTCTGGAAATTCATTAGCGAATGTAGTTTTTCCAGTAAATGGAGCGCCATAAATCCATAACTTTCTACGTGTGACTTCTGTTAATTTTCTACGTTTATTTTCAGGTAATGTAACCATGTTGTACGTCAATCCTTTCTCAACATAATCTCGATAAGGGCTATATTTCCAAAACGGGTCATCTTCATTGAGTGGAAACTCTTTAGCTTCTAAAGCGTGCTTAACGCTTGCTAGCCACTCAATAACCTTGTCGGGGTTATACTCAACTTCTTTAATCGTGACTTGGTAATCTTTATCAATTGCGCGTTTTAATCGTTGTCGGAATTGATATTCAGATTCCGTTTTTTTCTGTTTTAAACGAACTTTGGGAATAAATAAGTACCGTAAGTGCTTGACTTTACGCCCGGTTTGTTCTAAATAATACTTATAAAGATGTAATTGAGCTGACTTCATGTAATTTTCGATTGAGTTCGAATGCTTGAAGTCCCAGATGTCAAATGTCCCGTCCTCGTTTTTAACTAACATATCGATGAAGCCGATATAATCTTGATTACTAAGCGTTACTTCATACTTGCCGGTAGACGGTAACACTGCTAAAGCTTTCTTGGATAAAAGTTCAAGTTTGATTGCTTCGTTGATATGTTTATCAGTTACAAGCGGATATGACATGAGATACTGCTTAATTGCGTCTTTATTTTTTTGAATGAGTTCGTGCATCGCCGTACCCACAACTAATGGGTCTTCTGGATCATACCGCGGTAGAGTGGTTAATCCCTCAAGATACCTAAGTTTGTACTCAAGCGGATTCCTCTCATAGGTAGATACCCGGGAATAGCTGAATTGCATGCAAGCATCACCTCAATAATTTCTTTAAATTGTTCAAACCCTTGGGGGTATAAGATAACTGCAACCCCGTTGGTTTGGTTAATCAGCTCAACATTACGTTTCTGCAAGGCGGAAGGTTTGCCGTTAACGTCTTTCAATTCAATCGCCAAGAAGTAACCATTGACGTTAGCGATGATATCCGGAACACCGGCTGATTGATAACCACCACCCCAAACTTTGAAGAACCACCCCCTTTCAGGTAAGACCTTATCTTGCTTTCGAGTGGTGTTATGGTAGATGTGTTTACTTTCAAGATAACGTTCCACTTGCTTTTCAAATCGTTTTTCTCCAGCCATTATTTCACCTTAATTCTGACGTAAGATGAGCGCTTAACGACCTTAGGATAATCTGCCAACAAGCCGTCATATTCATCTGGTTCCTTTTCCCTGAAGGTTTTTAAATCGACCGTGGTGGATTCACTTTCAGGAACGACCGTAACCTTCACCAAGTCGTTGTCGATTGACTTAATGTTGTATTTTTCCATTGCGTCCTTCAACTCGCGCTTGTAAGATTCTTGCATTTCTTTGACTTCTCGTACGAGTTGTTCTGATTGAGCTAACTTGGTCATCAGCACCAAGTTAGCTTGTTCAAATTCTGTTAGTTCGTTCATTACCAAGTCCTCCTAATTTTGATATGCCAGTTGTTTTCAATGCTGATTCCGTTTACCAGTGGGGCGGTAATCTTGCTTGATTTAGCTTTCTTCTTATTGAAGAGTTTCTTTTGTTTTACATATTCTTTTAGGAGCTTTTCGGCTTCCGTTCCGGTCATTCTAAATTCATTACCGTTTATATTCATCAATAAATAACTCATCTGTATAATCTCTCCTTTCTTTCAATGCCTTATAAATCCGTTCTTCCACCGAGCCTTCAACGATCAAGTTATAATAGAAACAAGCTCGTTCTTGTCCGATGCGATGGATACGTTTCTTAGATTGCTCGTACAAATCGGATTTTTCCGGGGGAGTGAAATAAACAATTTTGTTGGCTTTTTGTAAATTCAACCCCATCGATCCGGCTTGATATTGGATGAAAGTTACTGAATTTTCTTCTTGTTCGTAACTCTTTAAGTCCTTAACTTCACCGTTAACGATTGAAGTTGGCTTTTTAGTCAGCTTCTTTAATTCGTTTAGTTCAGATGTGAAATTGTAAAAAACAATCAATCTATCGTCAGTTGATTCGATTAAATCCTTCATTGCTTGTAACTTCTCTTTCGAGTAAACACCAGATAACTGGCGTAAACCTAAGCGGTAAGTCAAAGTCGTATCGCCAAGCAACTCAGTTGTAGCGTTGACTGCGACCCATTTATCTTCCAAGAAGTGTTGATAAATTTTAGAAGGTTTAACCTTAATTGGAATAAAGTTTTGTTCAGGTAACTCAAAGACTTCTTCGGTTTTCATGAAGACCGCCCCATGTTCTCTGAACTTGCGTTTCAACCTTTGGACGTTCTTGTAAGGATTCGACCTATCAACCACTTTGAGTTTTTTAGGACCAAGGTAGATGTCCATCCAGTTGATATAGGTTTTGTTATAAGCTGTTTTGGTAATATCCCAACCAAGTAACTTAGCTTGGCTCCATAAGTTTTCATATTTGCCTGACGTTGGGGTCCCACTTAGCAAGATGACGTTGGTGGGTTTCATACCTAGAATGAATCGACTTCGTTTTGAGCGGTCATTCTGGATCATTGATGACTCGTCAAGCATTAACGTATAGTCTTTAAAGGCTCGTTTTAACTTCGGACGTCTGAAAACTAAGTCATAATTGATAACTAAGATAAAGTTATCTAGTTTGTTTTCTAAGACTGCTTCTAACTGCTTAGGCTGCGACCCATCATAAACTTGATAGTCGTAATAAGTTTTGAAGTGATTAAGCCACATCGGAATTAATGACCTCTGACAAATTAAGACGTTTTGACTCGCCCCTAAGCGGTGTAATTTCTCAGAACCTACAAATGTCTTGCCAAGTCCCATATCCAAGTAGTAAGCAACTCGGTTTTGGTTCTCAGTGAGCTTCAAAGCTTGTTTTTGATGTTCGTAAAGTTCGATAGTGCTTCCTCCTTCCTCAGCCCTACACGGCTGTAATTTCCCTCGTAGGCGATTGCATGAATTGTAAAGTAGGCTAGATTTTATGTTTGTGTAATTGAAAAAGGACCTACGAAGGAAGTTACAACCGTGTAAGGTTGCCGATGTGCGAGTTACATGTTTGGAAGTCGGACGGGAGCAACTACGACTTGAATGTCATCAGCTTCAAACATAACTGGTCTAAGATTTGAGCCAGTGTGCTTGAGCTTGAAATTTTTAATTTTCAAAGAACTAAACAACATTAAAACATCCCGAACATAAACAGGATTGACCGCAAACATAAACGGTTCTTCAATGCCTAAATCAACATTGTATTTAACTTCCATCAGTTCCCTCAAAGACTCATGAGGTTTCATGATGATTGAATCAGGGTTGAGTGTAATCTTAAGATAATCGTTAGTTTTCAACCCCTTTGGAATAACCTGGAAAATGTTCTTAAACGTCTTCGTTTCCAAAGTAATTTGATGAGAATATAACTTGTCGATGAAATAACGGTCATCCACCATCGCGAGTTTATCTGCGTTGGATTCAACTTGGTTGACGCACACGTCAACCTTGGTTTTGACCATCACGTTCGCTTGTCCGTAATAAAGGAAACCTTTATAAGTTTCCATTGGGATAATTGGTTTGTTGTTAACTCCACGTTCTAGTTTCTTAAAATGGGATTTGTATGGTTTTAATTCGTCCACTATTTAAACCTCCTCATCTGTTGTGTTATAATAGTGTTTGTGATGTTTCGCCTGGTATCTAAGCCAGGCTTTTTTAATACTCGTACATAAAGCTGCGAAGATGATTAATGCAACAATTGAATTAGGAATCCACACGCTTAATCACCTTCAACATCGTGACGCACTTCTACATAGAATTCGCCGTCGATTAAAATGTTTGCGACTTTGTCAAAACCTCGTTCAGTGAAAGATACTCCATCAGTTTCGTCCAACAAATCTTCAAAAACGTGAGATAGTAAGCTGCTATATGCGTATGCTTCACTTAAAAGATATCTAAGTTCTTCGAATTCATGTTCAGTCAAAACAGGCCACACCTCGGGGTCTTCTTTTTTCTTTTGTTTGTGAAGTCCATAATCTTCATCCATCGTCCAATAAACGTACGTTGGCTTTAAATCAGATACATAAAATTCTTTCATCGTGATTGCTCGATACAACCTTGAGTATGAAGCTTGGGCTAGGTTGTTCATGCCCCATGGTACTGCTACACTCAATGCGTCCAAACAATCCGCATAATATTTGTTGTTGTTTAAAATTTCATTTAGTATATTAAGTTCATTTTTGTTCAAAACTTCCAGTTGATCATTGACACCTTCCTTGATTGGAAGTGGCATGTTCAAGTTGTAATCTGTATCAATTGTGTAATATTTAATCATTGTTTATCTCTCCTTAGTTTTCACTTAAAATTCTTTTAATTTGTATCATCGAGTCTTCATCACTAGTAATCATCGTGGTTTCTTTAGTCAGTAAATGTTTCAACAGTTCGAAGTTGTCATACAGACTATCCGATAATCCCATTAGATATAAGGGAGAAACTGATAAAACTTGTGATACTTTCTTAACCATCTGAACGTTAGGGTTGAAATTGATTTCCCAGTTAGAAATTGTTGCTTTGGTGACCCCAACTTCTTCTGCTAACTGTTTCTGAGTCAGTCCGTGCATTTCTCGCACTTCTTTAATTCTGTTCATGTTCTTCCTCCCGATTAATTTTTAAGATGAGCCAAACACTCCATAACGCGAAACCAACTAGAAACACACCTAGTGGCCAGTTCAGCAAAGGTTCGGCTGCGTGATAGCCTAGTCCATATCCCATAACCAATGGAGACCAATATTTAACCTTCAATAACTCTGGTACTTTATTTTGAGACCGCATTGTTTAACACCTCCTGTAAATCCTGAGGTAAAACAACCTTGGTTAGGTCATCAATGACATTTCCGTTCTTGTCGACGTTAATGATTTTCATTTCGATTACCTCCCTAGGTATTTCTCAATTTCAGCAATGGCAGGTTTGAAATAAACCCAGTTCGGAACTTCCTTGCCATTAGACGCTTTATCAATACCCCAACGACCGTATTCGTTCTGACCAGGTTGTTCTGCTTTAAGCCCTAGTTCATTAGCAATTCTTCCAACCTTGTTGGCTGAGATTCCAAGCAAGTTTCCGATTGTCGTTGCTGAAAATTCTTCTTTCCTCATTACTGGAATTGCTTTTTGACCCGTGAGAACTTCACCTGCGTTGGCTAAGAGAGATTCTTTAGCGAACTCTGACTTGGTTGCCATCGCGATTTTGTATAAAAGATTTGCCTTACGAGTCTTGGCATTCTCTTCCATGATTTCTAGTCGCTTATCGGTGCTTAATTTAGCAGAGTTGTCTTTGATGTAAGTTTCCATTTTATTAAAAGCGTCAATGTACTTTAATTTGAATTCATCTGCTTTACGTCCAGTAAATCCCATAGCGATAAACGTAAATCCATCACGATTGAGATAGTACATTTTATTTTGCTTACCATTTGAAGCTGTGTAACAATCCTCAACAAACATCGTTTTTAGTAGAGCCGAATTTTCGGCTGTGCTAATTTTCTTCTCAATTGCTTCAATGACGTGTTTATGTTGCTTGTCAAACGCTTCTGCTAAAATCAAGCTAGTTGTTACAGCTTGTTGGTCGTGCATAATCACTAAATTATTCATCATAGTTATCATCCTTTCTCGCTTCGTTTAAAATATAGGAACTTGTAACACCTAAGTAGTCAGCTACTTCTTGAAGCCTTAGTGCGTTAGGAATTTGTTTATTCCACTTTGAGATAGCTCCATTTGCTAAACCTAAGTCTTTTTCTAAGCGGTAAACTGATATGTTTTTCTCACTGCTTAGCCTTTTAACAGTGTCATAGATTTTCACTTGAAACACCTCCTAAAAATCTAAGATAAATTAACTAAACGCTATTGACTAATAACGTCCAATAATCTATTATTAGAGTATAAGAAATACAAGATAACCATTAGTATAGTTATCCTAATTACTATTCGATTTTTGTTCTTTGCCTTTGAACACTCTTAGTATATTAGATAATTAGACTAAGGTCAAGAGTTTTTTGTATTTTTTTCGTCTAATTGTCTAACGAAAGGAGTTCTATCATGAATTTACGCGATAAAATAAAGGAATTGGCGGCTAAAAGAAAAATATCAGTTGCTGAATTAGAACGTATTTTAGGATTTGGTAATGGGTCAATATCTAAGTGGAACAAGCAGTCTCCATCTACTGAAAAGTTAAAGCAAGTTGCTGATTATTTTAATGTATCTCTAGATTATTTAGTTGGTAGAGATGTTAAGAATGAAATAGATAGTAATGCCTATTTCAGAATGGATTCCGATAACCTAAGTGATGATGAAATAGAAGAACTAAAAAAGCAATTAAAATTTGCCGAAGCGCTAGCTCTCCAAAATATCCGTAACAAAAAGGAGTAATGTGTATGATTATTAATTATCGTGGTATTGACGTTTCTACTAGTTTCTATAATGATGCCTGTAATCAAGTTTTGGAATTTAAAATATTTCTAGCAAAGAAATACACGGTTCCGCTGAGTTTAATCAGTTGGGAACATGTATATGAATACATGAAGGAACTCGTAAAGAATCAACAGCTAATCGTCCAAACTACAAACGCAACTATTAAGTTTTCAGGACTGACAAAATTCATTGATAACAGGTTCTTAATAATTGTAAACACTTCTCCGAAAATTAACGACTCTAGACTTAGATTCACTCTCACTCATGAATTAATGCACATCATCTTACACCATTCGGAATTAGATCTAGGATTTAAAATCAAATTACAACCTAGATTTGTTAATATCACCGAAGATGAAAGAGAACTTCAAGCTGACTTTGCAGCAAATGACTTATTAATGAGTTCGTGGTTAATCAAAGATAGAATGAGTAGAGGTTATTCATTCGAAAGACTTAAAGATAGTTTTCAAGTCTCCTGGTCAGCAATGCAGACTAGACTGCATAACTACCTAGTATTTGAAATCGGAATCGACTTCGACGATGCTCGAAAATTAACAAATCAATATAGGTATTACAATGACAAAACCATTTGTTCATATGTTACTGCACGTGACGAATTCATTCATTATTTCGTTGATTTTTGCGAAATACCATGCCCACCTTCGATAGAAGATATCGAATCTGAAACTATGAATTTACTTCCCGTAGGAGGGTATTTAAATCATTTAGGGATTGAATTGATTAAAAATGATATTGAAAATGTTCTTTTGAATCAACTGACAGATTTAGCGGTATAGACACAAAACAAGTTATTGAATTATTGAAAAATAATAACTAATGACAAATTTAACCTCGAGGTGTAAGTAATGGGAGACGTAATATCAAAAATTATTGCAGTAGTTGTATTCTTGCTATTTGCGTATGTGTCCTTTAAATGGAACAAGAAACACAAACAAAACAGATGGTTATACTTATTTTCAGCAATTTGTTTATTGGGGGCTTTCGTAATGCCGTTTACTCAAACGGAAGAACCCGAAACTGAAGCTGCATCTAGTTCAAGCAGTTCATCAAGCGAAGCCGAACTAGAATCGGAAGCATCCGCAGCATCCGATTCAAAACAAAAATCAAGTTCCAAGAAAGAATCAGATGATACAAACACACGTAATGAATTAGATACAGCAGTTAACTTCATCAACAATCAAAATGATGCCGTTAAAGCTTCAATTGGTCAAAACAACAAATCGATTGTCTTAACGGTTAACGACAGCGTGGCTGAAGTGGCCAAGAACGCAGCTAACGACCAAACTAACCAAGACAACTGGATTAAGTTTACTGGTGAGATTAACAAACTCACTGAAAGCATGTTAACTGGTAAATACAATGTTAAAGTTCCGTTCATTATTCAGGCTCCAGATGGAACCAAGTTGATGGAATCCAAACACGGTTACACGGTTTATGACATCATTGATACTGAGTGATTGATTTTTAGGTGAGCGCAATTTTGCGTTGGCCTATTATTTTTCTGTGGATAACTCTAAAACCTGTGGATAAGTGTAACAGATGTGTAACGGGTGTAACAGGTTTGAGTTTTTATCTGTTACAGCTGAAAACCTTGGGAGAGTAGGCGTACAGCGATTGTGTAACAGATGTAACTCATTTACACCCCCCTATATTATATATTTTTTATTATATATATATATATAGTATAAGTAAGTTAAGTAATAAGTACCTTGTTTTTAATAAATTATCTAAGTATAGAAAAATGCGTTACACTGTTACAGAATACGCTTCCACCTTACTCTCCCAAGCGTTACAGATATGTAACAGGTTGTAACAGATAAACTTCATCTGTTACATTTTATATAGTTTATGTAGTATCGAAAAATGACAACTGCGACCCTTCCTGGCTTTAGGGGCGCGATTTTTGGGAGGTTTTAAAATGATTCGAGTGGCAACATATACTAGAGTTTCAACTTTGGAACAAGCCGAAGAAGGTTATTCCATCAACGAGCAACAAGATAAATTGGAAAAATATTGCGAGTTAAAAGACTGGACCATCACTCAGCGATATTCTGACCCCGGTTTTAGTGGATCTAATATCAAACGTCCAGGAATTAGTGAGTTAGTCGCAGCTGCTAAACAAGGTGACTTTGATTTAGTGTTAGTTTATAAGCTTGACCGCTTGTCACGTTCCCAGAAAGACACCTTATATCTGATTGAAGATGTGTTTCAAGCAAACCAAGTCGAGTTTGTGAGTTTATCGGAAAATTTTGATACTTCTACCCCTTTTGGAAAGGCAATGATTGGAATCTTATCCGTATTCGCTCAACTTGAACGGGAACAAATCAAGGAACGAATGACAATGGGTAAGATTGGCCGAGCTAAATCAGGTAAGGCCATGGGTTGGAGTAAGATTCCCTTCGGTTACAACCTTGTTGACGACGTATACGAAGTTGATGAATTTCAAGCAACGGTCGTTAAGCGTATTTTTTCAGATTATTTAAGTGGGGAAAGTCCGGCTACAATCGCCAAAGTCTTAAATGGTGAAGGTCACCTAGGCAAGGGGAAACCTTGGTCTTGGAAGACGGTCAAAGACGTCTTGATGAACGTAATCTACACGGGTTATATCAGTTTTAAAGGTGAATTATATCCTGGGATGCACAAGCCCATCATCGATATGGAAACGTACAAGAAGACGCAAACTCAAATTGAGATTAGACGAGTTAATGCAGATAACCCCCGTCCCTTCCGAGCTAAGTACATGCTATCTGGACTTCTAAAATGTCACTACTGTGGAGCAACATTAAGAATTGCTGTTAGTGTTAATCAACGCACTAAAGCTAGAAGTTACCGTTACAACTGCCCAAGCAGCCATCCAAGGAGAGCATCAACTTATAAAACCAAGGCGGTTTGTCCATTCAAACTTGTCTACAAAGACGAGATGGAAAAACGGGTTATCGCAGAAATTGAAAAACTGCCTAAAAACTTCAAGCAAGAAAAAGAATCCGTGGTGGATCTGGACGCAATCAAAAAGCAGATTAAACTTATCAAAGCTAAACAATCGAAGTTGATGGATTTATATCTTGTTGATGGAATCGATATGGAGGAGCTTAATCGACGCAACGGCGAGTTTAACAAACAAATTAAAGGTTTAGAAAAAGAATTGAGTTCTACCCCAAGTAAGCTTGATGTGAGTGAAATGTTAAATCGGGCTAAAAACATTTCGGAATTGACTTACGATGAACAAAAGAAACTAGTTAAATTGCTAATCAATGAGATTGAAGTTGCTAATAACTCCATCAAGATTCACTGGCGTTTTTAA